GTATTTACAATGACAGCTCCGGAAGGCACTAGTCAAGCAGCCGCTGATGAAATATTTTATTCTCAAGCAGCCGCTGGCACTTTTGTAGGATATAAACCAGGGGACACCCTAACGCACCCTACACACTCGTTTAATAATTTTGGTATATCACGTTTGCAACGCGGCACTGCCGGTGTCGATGACAAGACGCTATTGGCTGTTATATCAAAACTACCAATAGTGGCACCAGTGCCTGAACTAGCGCACGTGCCGGTTCCAAACCCCATTAATCAAACCAACTTTATTCAAGTCAACAGCAATCCTAGTCAAGGAGTTTTTGCTACGCCTCCTACTCCTATAGGGTCTTTATCTTCAACACAAGTACAAGCGCTGATGGCGCAGACTGCGGCAGTGATTAATCAAGATGCTACATCTATAACACAAGAGTCAGGAATAGGAAAGTATGGATTTAATGCGCAACAACTGGAACGAGTAGGTTATATCAAACCAGGATACTCACAGAGATTTTGTCCACTTGATGTCAGCACACAGGCTAATCCAGATATTTTTGTTGCCTTTATGAAAAGCCCAACTCCGTGGACTGGACTAAACGGAGTATTAAGTGTAAATGATATATTAAATAACGAAGCACTTCAAAATCAAATTCAAACAACTCTTATGAGTCAAAGCCATGACGCACTGGTATCGGCAGGACTTATACAAGCTCAATCTACTGATACAACCAGTGTAAATACCGGACAGGTATACACCGCTGACGGTACATTGACAAAAACAGCGCCGTTGACTTTACTGGCATTGGCTCCGAAATCTAATTCCTCTGACGCTTTAGTAAACAACAATCTCTATAGTACAGCAGCCAGTGTAATCGGAAAAATAAAAAACCCAATCGACTTAGAAGCAGCCAGGTTAGATCCATATCCTGTTGGGATAGTGCCTGATAGCATACAAGGACTAGGTGTGAATGCGGTAGCATCTTATAGTTCAGGTCTTAACAGCTTGTCTACCGGTGCCGTTGGATTTTCTACCAATACACTAAACAACAGAGCTATGGCCAGCGGAGAAATCTCCCCTCAGTTATCAGGGTTAGCCACAGGATTAGCCGGCAGTACAAATCTAACGGCATCGATCGCTTCATCGTTAAATGGAGACATAGGTGCTTTGGTAGTCAATGCCAGTAAATTCGGTTCAAGCGTGACAGCATCCTGGTCACAAAACGCTCCTGCGTTGAATGCCATCGGAGGAGAAGGACTAGCAGGACTAGGAAATAACTTACCAACACAAGGTCTTCGTGTACCCGGTATTCCTGGGTTGCCATCAATACCTGGTATACCAGCAATACCCGGTATTCCTGGGTTGCCAAAACTACCGGGAATGCCAAATCTTGGAACAGGACTATCATCTAATCTTAATATGTTTGGTAAATCTTCTCAATTCGGAATAAATTTCAGCGATTTTTCATTAAGTAGCGCAGTAGCAGGAGTACAACCAGCCGCGGCCTTTAGCAACACCGTTAATCGCGCTACGTTAGATGCGTCAGTGACAAGGATTATAGGTACCAACAAAATTGCGGCTCCGACCTTTGAACCTCCATCCCCAGCTAGTTTAGGTAGCATAGCTGATGTATCACAAGCTCAAAGTTTATTGGCTAAAGTTAATGCTGTTGCCGGTGGTGGACTTGGATCGTTGAATGTAGGCGCTGTAGGCGGACTTGGTCAAGTGTCTGGTCTAGTAAATTCTGCTAAAAACCTAACAAGCGGTCAGCCACAAAGTGCTTTAGCACAGTTAATGAACACAAGAAAGTTCTAAATTTAACAAAATAAATACACATTATGACCAAATTTGTCGGGTTCAACACCATTAATCAAAATAAACAATTTACTCTTTTAGATTACGATTTAATAAAAAGAGATTTGTTAAATGCCTTCAACATTAGACAAGGTGAAGTCGTTGGACGCCCAGGGTACGGAACCTTAATCTGGAGCTATTTGTTTGAAAATCAAACTCCAGAAACACAAACAGCCATTCAAAAAGAAATTCAGCGGGTGGTTGCCGGAGATCCTAGACTGTACCTCAATAACATTAACATATATCCACAAGAAAATGGTATATTAATAGAGCTTGAACTACAAACGGTTGCTACTACTGATACTCAAATTTTGTCAGTATTCTTTGATCAAGTACAAAGAAATGCCAGTTATGTTTAGTATATAATCTGGACAGATTATACTGTAATAAATACTTAAACAATAAAAACTATGGCAACCACAACAAGACAAACAACGCTTTTTGGTATCGAAGACTGGAAAAAAATCTACCAAACATATAGTCAAGGAGATTTTCAAAGCTATGACTTTGAAACTTTGCGCAAAAGTTTCATTGATTATCTGCGTCTTCAGTACCCAGAAACTTTTAATGATTATATTGAATCATCAGAGTTCATTGCGTTGCTAGATGTTATGGCTTTTATGGGTCAAGCACTGGCATTTCGTTCAGATTTAAATGCTCGTGAAAATTACATCGATACAGCCGAACGCAGAGACAGCGTTATTAAACTGGCTAATTTAGTCAGCTACAGTCCACAGCGTAATACACAAGCCAGCGGATATTTAAAAGTATTATCGATCACTACTACAGAAAATGTCACAGACTATAACGGAATTGACCTAGCTAATATTACAGTCAACTGGGCAGATCCAAGTAATTATGATTGGCAAGAACAATTTACTACTATTATAAATGCTAGTTTAGTTAATACTCAAAAAATCGGGGTACCTAGCAACAGTCAAACTATATTAGGAGTTGGTACTCAAGAATATACCATCAATTTAGTACCAGGTTATTTGCCAGTGGTGCCGTACGTTGCTACCATTGACGGAATTAGCATGCCATTTGAAGCTGTTAGTTCAACTTCAATGGGACAATCTTACATTTATGAACCAGCTCCATTGCCAAATGGGCAATTCAACATCTTATTTCGCAATGATCAGTTAGGCTATTCTAGTGCTAATACAGGATTTTTCTTTTACTTCAAGCAAGGTTCGCTACAAAATCAAGATTTTAATTTACCTGATAGCATTTCTAACCGTACTGTTGATATCGGTATCGACGGCGTAAACAATACCGATGTTTGGTTATATCAGTTAGACTCTTTAGGCAATGTACAGTTGGAATGGGACAAGGTAGAATCAGTATATGCGTCAGTTGTTGATCAAATATCAACGACTCTGCGCAGTGCGTTTTCAGTTACCAGCAGACTCAACGATCAAATTACTTTGGTATTCGGTGATAATGTTTTTTCGGCAATCCCAGTAGGTCAATTTAGATCCTATGTCCGTGCTTCAAATGGTTTAAAATATACCATTAATCCAGAAAGCATGCAATCTGTTCAAATACCTATTTCTTATGTTAGCCGTACAGGAACTATCGAAACAGTTACTTTTACTTGCGGAATAACAACAACTGTAACCAATGCTTCTCCTCGTGAAACCATAACACAAATTAAAGAACGTGCTCCTGCGCGATACTATACACAAAATAGAATGGTAAATGGCGAAGACTATACAAATTTTCCTTTTACAACTTACAATTCTATTATTAAAAGTTCTGCTCTTAATAGAAGTAGCATAGGTACTAGTCGTTATCTAGACCTAGTTGATCCTACCGGCAAATATTCTTCTACCAATGTCTTCGGTGACGATGGAGCTTTATGGTATACCAATACCGCTTCTGCTTTTACTTTTGCTTGGCAAACTACCACTGATATTAACAATTTTATTTTAAACAAACTAGCACCAATATTAAGCAATGTTACGATGAAGCAGTTTTATCATGCTAACTTTCCTAGACCAGATTTATCAGCATTAAATTATAGTTGGAATGAAAGCACAACCATTGTAAATGAAACCACAGGATACTTCCAAAATAGCAACGGAGTCCCAGCGGTAGTAGGCACAACTGCAATCAACAATGCTCGATTTATTATAGAAGGTTCATTGATTAAATTTATACCTCCAACTGGTTATTACTTTGATGTCAACAATGAATTACAACTTGGTGTACCAACAACAAATCATGACCATTTAATAATCTGGGCAAGTCCGAGATCCATCGTTGGTACAGGAACTAACAATGGGTTAGGTAATTTATCTGACGGATCAGGCCCAGTGGTTCTTAATACGTATGTGCCTACTGGAGCTATTGTAGCCAGTGTTATTCCTTTATTTGTTAATACATTTAGTACTGCCACACAAACCAGCATTATTAATCAAATTTTAGTAAATGCTAATTTTGGATTAGGATATGACAATACCGGAGCCATTACTGGCACTCCTTATTCTTGGTACATAATTACTGCGCCTAATCTTAATCAAAGCACTGCCAGCTGGGGACAAGGCTATGCTGGCAACAGCGATGGAGTGAATTTAGACGCCAGTTGGATCATTCAATGTACGTACGATGGCTTACAATATACAACAAAATCTCGCAGTTTAAATTATTATTTTGGCAGCGTAATGGAAGTACGTTTTTTCTTTGATAATAGTCAGTCAATATATGACAGTCGAACTGGTACAGTTATTAGCGATTACATTAAAGTATTAAAAACAAATAGTCAACCAGATTCTAATCAACCTTTATTAGATGATATAGGACTTAAAATCATTGGACAACCAGTGCTTAGTGATGGATTAATTGACGATTATCAAATATCAGTCGGTTATCAAGATTATAATAATGATGGTATTCCGGATGATCCAGATTTTTATAGTAAGTTGGTAGGAATCTCGCCAACTTACTCATCAACGGCAGTTCCGTATGTATTTTTCCAGTTAACTTCTGATTTTGATAATTTAACTCGTTATTTGTTACAACCATCGAATAGCGTTATTAGTTTATATCCATTATTATCTGTTATTGAATTACACAAAGAAGAATATGTTACAGGTCAAATGTTTTATGCTTACGAAGAAAATAATTTTTATCAATTAACACTGACAACGCAAAATATAAGAATATTAACATTGACCTCAGGCTGGATAGCAAATGTAGGAAGACAAGATTTGTATTTTCAATATAGGCATAACAGTGGATTGTCTAATTTAATTGATCCGGGTAGTACTAATATTATTGATTTGTATGTAGTTACTTCAGAATATTATACAGCATACCAACAATGGATCCAAGATACAACCAATACAGTTACCAAACCAGCGGCTCCAACCATCAATGAATTAACTACAGCATATTCTGGACTTTTAAACTATAAAATGATAAGTGACAATATGATATTGAATAGCGTGGAATTTGTGCCATTATTCGGTAGCAAAGCTCCTACGGCACTGCAAGCTATGATTAAAGTAGTACCAGCAGCCAATAACAATGCCAGCAATAATCAAATACAAAATATGATATTAGCAACAATGAATGCTTATTTTGATATTTCTAATTGGGATTTCGGTAACACTTTTTACTTCTCTGAACTAGCAGCCTATATACATGCACAAATTGGAAATTATGTAGCCTCGGTGGTGTTGATACCATTGAGTACTGATCAAACTTTTGGAAATTTATATGAAATTAAGTGCGCGCCAAATCAAATATTTGTAAATGGAGCGACTATTAATAATATTGAAATTATTAATTCATTATCCAACACCACACTACAAACCTCCGGGGCCCAATAATGGCTACTAACATTCGATCAGTAAATTTTCTCCCGGAAATATTCCAAACTCCGGTTAATAGTCAATTTTTGTCTGCTACACTTGATCAGTTGATTCAAGAGCCACAGTATAAAAAAACACAAGGATTCATAGGTCAAAAAGTTGGTC